GTATCTGGTTCCTCCCCTTGCGTCTCTTTCGAGGAGCCTTTGTATTTGGAAGGCCTCTCGGATTTGGTTGATTGTCGCGGCGGTTGCCGTCGACAGGTCGGCCTCGAGTTTGGGATCGAGCCACATGATTGTAGTTGATGGCGTAGGTGATCCCGGGAATAGATCGAGGTCGGTGTTGGCGGCGTTGCCCTGCATTTGCTGGGATGTTGCGTCGCCTATTGTTCGGAACGTCGGGTCTGCGGTACCCGTAGCCACCACTGGTGCGCTGGTTCCGAGTGGTAGCGAGACGGCGGTTCCCTTTTGAGGAAACGGGAGGCATGATGTGAAGTAGTCGTGCCGTTTTCCCCTCCGTTGCACGGTGTAGAGCGTGGATAGGTCGGGGCCGTCGGTTAGCGGGACAGTTAGGCTGTCCTGTAGGTTTTGATCTCTGAACCATTCGTTCCAGATGAGGTTGTAAGCTCGGAACCACAGTGCGCTGTGGGCGAGTATGTCCTCTCGAATGGGGAGACCGAAGTAGTCTCCGATTGATTCTTCGAGGTATCCGCCTGCTGGCGGTGTTGTTGTCGGGATGACGAAGCTAGTGCTGTCTCCCGGGTCTGTTTGCTCGCCGTTGAATTTCTGCCAGTTGTCCCAGAGGAGTCTGATGGGCACTGCGAAGAAGAATAGGTCGAGATATTGGTTGTCCATTACGGGGTGCAGGGGTGTTCCCATGCGTGCGAAGGTGGCGACACTGAGCGTAAAGGTGTCTCCGGGGAGTGCCTCGTCGGCGAAGATCGGTACGAGGAATCCGGAGTTTAGTGTTGTTTTGAGACCGCTTGATCGGTCGAAGGTTGAGCGGGGTATTTCTGCCCGCGGTATTTGTGAGAATTGGTGTCCGCCTGGTTGTCGGTTTGATTTGCTGACGACTTTCTTTTGATAGGCCATTAGTTGTCTCCCATTGGACCGGTGAATTGCACCGGTTGGCTGATTAGTTCGTGGGCTCTTGCGATGGCCTCTATGTTTTGAGGCATGAGGTCGCCCTTTTCTTGATCGAACGATCCGATTCTGAAGAGTGTGTAGTCTTCGGCGTGTCGGTGGAAGTCGTGTGATTGGTCCCGGCAGGCGGTTTCGAACATTCGTATGGCGACGTTGTTGTTGCTGGCGAAGAATGGTTGTATGTAGGCTGCTGCCTTTGAGTCCCAGACGCTGAATATTGCTAGTAGCATTGTGTCTCCGTTTAATGATGATGGTATGTTATGTTTAAAGTTCTTTTTTTCTTTGTGTTAGTTTTGCTTTTAGGACTTGGTTTTGTATTTGTCTCCTCTTGTCGGTTTGCTCTTCTGGATGCTCATTTGATTTTTTTCTGCGTTGTAATTTGATTTTTTCCATCAGCATCGGGTTTTTTTTTTCGAGGAGCTGGTCGTAGTATTTCGGCGGTCTGAATTTCTTCCCCTTCATGACGACATAGTCGTCTGGGTAGACGTCGCTTAGGTATTTTTCAAACCATTTGGCGCCAAGGCCGGGTCGACGGCTCATGGTCGCGTATTCTGGTTTGACGGTGGTTATTTCACCGGTGTCTGGATCAACTCGTTGGTAGGCCTTGGCTACCAGGCGAAGCGAGTCGCTTTCGTAGTTGATTCGTTTTTGTGTTTTGTTTTCTTGGTCGTGGATTTTGGGGCCTCGGACCTTCTTTTGTGTGTAGCTGGCGCAGTAAGCGGCAGTGTCGAAGTTGAGAGGGCCTATGGTGGCGAAGCCGAGGCCCCAAAGTTTTTCCAGTTGTGGCGATTGCCACAGGATATGGCCGTCCTTTTGTGTGATGACCACGCGATCATCGGCGAAGTCGATGCCGAATAGGCACGCGTGGTAGTGCGGCCTGTTATTTTCGTCTCCGTATTCTCCGCAGTGTAGGAATCGGAAGGGGCCCATTTGTCTCCGGAGTTTGGCTGCGAACACTTGCCAGTGTTTGACGTCGACGGAGTTGTTTTCTGGGAGGTTGTCTTCATTGTACGTTAGGGTGATGAAGGAATTTTTTTCGTGGGTTTGGGCTTCGTGGACACATCGAATTGCCCATTCCCGTGTTTTTGCGAGCCTGCATGAAATGCATTGGCCGCAGGGTAGCTCCAGGTGACGGTCGAAGTAGCCTCGCCGGGGGTCGAAGGCTATGCCGCCACCCGGAGCTTTGTACGCTTTGAGCGGGGACGTACATCCCAATTTAGAAGCGCCAGCCCCCGCGCATTGGCCGGGCGGCGTAGTTCATTTTTTTGCTTTTGGAGCCTTTGTTGAAGTTCCTTCTGGAGGATTTTCGGCTCATTCGTCTTCGTCTAGGCATGTCGTCCTTTCTGAGGGTGGAAGCCCTCGTTTAACAGATCTCTACTTGATGTATCTGTTGTAACTGGAACATCTTGTTGTTCCTGTCAACCCTCTCCCTTCGGGGGATCTTCTGGAGCCGGGTCTTTTGGTGCCGGCGGTCCCGTCTGAGGGATGAGGGTTTTTTTGTCGTCCTGGGCTCGTTCCGGGACGCTGATGTCCAGTCCCGCGGCGGCGAGCTCGTCTCGGCCGTCGTCGTCCTCGAGCATTTCGAGAAATTGGACTGGGCTGTTTGCTGCTGCTTGCCGTACTTCGGCTGGCAGCTGTTCGAAGGTGTGTGCCGCTTCGTTGACCGCGTCGATCGCTGATTTGAGATCGTAAGGTGTGGCGAAGTCCCCGAAGCGGGGTGCCTGAGGATTGAGGTGTGAGATTGCGCCCGTGTCTGCGTGGCGCTTGATGATGAGGTTGATGTCGCACTCGTCTTTGTGTGCTTGTTTGGTTCGGCTGCGTTCGCCTACTGGCGAGTAGAATCGCGGCCGGTCGCGTTCGCGTTTGGATTTATCTTGCACGACGTGCGCCTCCTCCGAGGATTGAGCCGATTGCTTGGGTCGATCGGCGGATTCCTTCTTGGCCTTGGATTATTACTTGGCCGGCTGCGCTTTCGTCCATTCGTTTGATGGCTTCGGCTCGCGGTATTTCCGCTTCGAGTAGTTTGGATCTAGCGCTAGTTTCTGCTGCTTGTTGAGTGAGTAGTAGTGTTTCTGCTGCTCCTTTTCTTGCGTCGACGCGTTGGCCTTCGAGTCTTGCAGCTAGGTCTGCTTGAAGGCTTTGGAATCGTTCCTTTCTGCCTCTGGCTTTGATTTCCTTTCTTTCGGGGCCCAATTTGGCGAGTTTGATTGCGTTGTTAACGCCGCTCGCCATTGCTTGCCCGAAATCTGGTGTGACCCCCATCGCAGCCGATCCGATAGGTGTCGGTCCTGTTTTATAGGCGAGGATGGGATTGAGGCCGGCTGATAGCATATCGGACATTGTGTCCTGATAGGCGGTCCGGCGCATTTTGCGCGTCCACTTGCGTTGTTTTTCTGCTTCTCTGGCTGATATGCCAGCGGCACCTAGGCTGCCTACGAATCCGAGCGGCATTAGAAGTGGTCGATCATGCCGGGTACCGAGTATGTCGGCATCGGGCGTACGCAGCGGTATTGGAACCATGCATCGAAGAGCCATTCGGCTTCGTTGACGACGGCTATGACCCGCTCGACTGGCGGGTTTTCTTCGATAAAGGTTGCGTTGAGCAGCGGTAGCGTTGCGAAGTCTTGTGAGAGGTGCCAGGTGTCCAGGCTTTGAGTTGCTGCGGAGCGCATGTCTCCTGTGACGATTGATGGCTTGTAGCGGTACTCCGCGAACCTCTCTTGGTAGCCGAAGACGAGGTCGTCGTTGGCTGAGCCGTCGGCGAAGATCTCCTTGTTAAGGACGGCTTGTTCTCCCAGGTGGGAGAGTGCGGGCCAATAGAAGTCGAAGCGTGTGCTTCGTGACCACATTCTATTGATGCCCTGTTGGTAGTTGAGGTCGGCGCGCATGCATGCGAGTCCGATTATCACGTTATGTTCGGTAAAGGATTTCATGAATCCTCTTCCGGTGTGGGAGCTGGTGACGAAGGCGCCTAGTGCTCCCGTTGGTTTTGTTGCCGGCGATATGCCGGCTGTGTCCGGGACTACGGACACGTTGACTGCGGCGGAGCCGCCTCCGAGGTATTCGGGGCGTTGCAGTCTTGCGTCTGGGGAGGTGACTCCGAAGTGGCTTCGGATGATTTCTGTGTATCTGGTTCCTCCCCTTGCGTCTCTTTCGAGGAGCCTTTGTATTTGGAAGGCCTCTCGGATTTGGTTGATTGTCGCGGCGGTTGCCGTCGACAGGTCGGCCTCGAGTTTGGGATCGAGCCACATGATTGTAGTTGATGGCGT